ATACAGTTTGACTTGACCTAAGAGCAGCGTGTGTTGTTACATCAGCATCAATTGCTGCCTGTACCATTGCTGTACTAGCTGCTTGTGTTGTATTAGTAGCTGTTGCAGCAGTAGGTATAGTAGGAATTCCGCTTACTGTAAGTGTTGATAAAGTAGTATTTCCTGTTACTGTCAAGGTTTCACCTATTGTAACCAAGCCTCCTACTGTAGCATCATCTATTGCAAAACTTTCTGTAGACTTACCATTAATGTCTGCTTTAGAATTTATAGCTGTTCTTGCTGCTGAAAACTCTGTATTAAAATCTGCACCCGATATTACTTTGTTTGCATCTGAATCTGCTAAAGCATCTTTGCCACTCCAAGATACTGCAATAGTGTAGTCACTCATCTTATTTTCCCCTGTAACGATATAATTGATAAATCTTGTATAGAAGTATCGTAACCTGCACTTACAATACTTAAATTTAATTTTAATTGTTTAGCACTTCCTGTTAGTGCGGTTCTATATTCTTGCAATCCAAATACAGGTGTATATGTAGATGAACTTGGATGTACTGCTGCATCGTGTGTATGTGTAACAGATGTTGCTCCATATAAAGAACTAGAAGCACCCCATAAAGCTGTAGTTCCAGTTGTAACAGGATTTAAAGAAAGCTGTGTAGTGGTTGATGGATTTATACTGTAATCTTTGTACCACTTTAATCCCAATACAGCACCAGAACCGCCTTCTAAAACTAACACCATTTTCTTTAATAAAGAAGCCGACATGCCTTCACTCATAGTAATCCATATAGATGATACATCAGCAGTAATAGCTGCATTAGTATATGAAGCTGCACTACTAACCCATGCTAAATCTATATCATAATATCCTTCATAACCAGAAATACTTCCATCTTTTTGACCAACTAATAAACCAGAATAGAGTTCTGTATTAATCATACTGGCAGGCTCTCTATCGTTATCAAAAGTCCAGGTAGTTATTCTTGGTGTTCCTTGTGGTGTTGTGTGTTTAAAATCAAATACATAATTAATGTTTTTGTCAACAAAAGACATAATGTAAATGCCTTCACTTTCAACATAAACAGATTTAACATTATTGCTATTACCTATATTTCTAATAATTGTATCTTTTATATTTACAGTTAAATCAGTTAAAGGTACTTTATCTTTTTCTGCTGTTCTTAATAATGATCTAAGTCCAGTAGAAGATAAAAATACTAAATCATCACCAATAGCTTGAACACTATCTCTTGATACACATCCAATACCACTTATTACCTCATTTAATGCAAGACTAGCTACAGCAGTTGGACTGTCATATATAGCAATATTATTTTTACCAAATATAACAAGTTGTCCATAAAAAGGTGCAATTGCAACAACTTCATCCGTACCCCATACTTTACTAAGGTCTAATAAACCAGTATCACCACCTGTCCAATCATCACCATCTAATAAATTTGAATAATAAACAACATCTTTTGCCTCTGCTACACCACCACACCAAATTCTTCCATAAAAACCCATACCACAAGAAGGATCAAAAAGTGAAGTTATTGATGCAGGATCAGTAGCATGTGCTGTCCATTTTGAACCAGAACTTAAAGAACCATCATATCTTTGAGGTATTACACCTGCATGAAAACAATGTAGTCTATTATTAAAATTTACAAATTGCCAGTCTGCCGTTGTACTACCTACTGTATGTTTAACATCAGCACCACTACTAGGAAATGCTGCATTAGGCGAAGTAAAATCTATTGTGTAAATGCTTGTTCCATGACTAGCAAATATTTTATTAGTACCTTGATCGTTATGCTCTACCATTGAACCAATAGCTACACCAGTAGGTACTACTTTTTGTTTTAAACCTTTTCTAAAAGATATTCTTCCAGATTCTCTAAGAACTACATTGTCGGCAGAAGTCAAATAAGACGGATCTAATGTTGCAGGATTATTTTGTGTATTTAATCCGTTAACACCGAAGTTAGTTAATGTTTGGTATGATAAAGGTTTAGACATTATCTAAAATTAGTTGAAGAATTAGAATATTGATGATTGTGGTTTTCATTTACAAACCAATCCGTTTCATATTGAGTATTACCACTATCCAATATAATAGCTTGTTTTAGAGCTTCTAAAGATTCAGCAGCCATTAAACTAGATTGTGTTCCACCATCTTCACCTCGTTCTGCAATTGCCATTGCCCAAGCACCTAAAATTACTGGTTGTGAAGGAACTTTTAATACTGTTGCTGCTAATGTTAATTCGTCTTGATGTTTTACAATATCAAAAGATAAGGTATGAGCAGTCGTGGGAACTGGTGATAAATCTACTTTTAAATTATTAGAAGCATCACTACCATTAAAACCATAGTACAGAGGCTCACCAGTATTGTCTGTAGGGTACTTTATTGAGTTAATGTACACTTTACTTACCTGGCTTAAATGCATCCCTGTATCGTTGTTTATGACATCCACAATCTTAATTTCTTGACCAGAAGATAAATTGTAATTTTTAGTGCCACTTACAGTAGATATATCAACTGTTTCTCTAAGATTAAGCCAATCATGTCTTTGTTCAACATATCGTTTAGAATCATTAACTAAAGCACCTATTACTTTATAATAAGCTGATACTGTACTTGAATCATTAATAGCACCAGACCAATCAGTCGAAATAGTGTCCTCTCTAAGCCTTATAAGAACTTGATTAATTAACTCTCTATATGTCATAAGCTATCCTTTAATTATATTTCCCCAAACGGAGCATTTACCTTTTACAATATCTATAACTTCTACTTGAAAATTTCCATTATCAAAAAAAGTTACAATTCCAAAAGCATGATTCCAATTATGTAATCTACCTTTAAGCCATGTGTTGTTTTCTGCCGACATATCTTTCAAACAACCCATCGCCCACGAACTAATATTTCCATCTAACAATCTTGTCGCTGAATGTCGTGCCACATCGTGTACATGGCCATACATTAAATTTGTTCCGTAAGCATCTAAATGTTTCTTAGCATGATTACCACCTGTATAAGCACCATGTACAAAAGACAACTTACCAATAGTTAGAACATCATTATATTTACGATACTCATAACCTCTTTCATCCCATTTACACGCATTTCTAAAATTATACTGATCTAAATAAGGATTCTCTTCTACAAACGCATCAAGCCATTCATCGTGATTACCAGCTAGTATATGACGAGTTTTACATCCAACACTATCTAAAACTTTGTCAAATCTATCTATTTGTTTATTAACTTCCTTAATTTCTTTATCTATCTCTGGAAGCTGGTATTCTAATGGTGGTCTTTTTCTTCGTTTGTACTTATGTCCTGATACTGAACTCCACTCTCCAACATCACCCAGATTAATAAATATCTCTGGTTTAATAAAATCTATCGCCTTTAATACAACCTTGACCGCTTTTTCATCATGTACTGGAAAATGCTGATCGGGTATAACAATCGCTCTTTTCATTTATTACCTACCTTTTGCTAGTTGTGCTCCAAAGTAGAATTCGATTATCATTGTTGCCCATCTAAATATTTCATCAAACTTTAACATCCCTTCTACAGTTACATATTCTATCACATCAGGAGTAAGCTGTAATCCTAATATACTGGCCCCTTCAATGACCGTAGGAATAACTGTAGGAACATCCCAAAACACAGGAGCCACTTGTGTAAAAATAACTAAGGCTAATATAGTTAAAATAATGATCCTTCTATTCATAGCAGCCATTGGACTTTCTTTCTGTGCCATTGACCTAGCTTGATTAATAGATTCGTTCCTAACCTGTAGGTTTTCTATCATCATTTTCTGTTGTTCTTGTGCTGCTTGACTTTTAAGTGCAAACAACTTAGCTACAAAGCCTAATGCTATTGGAGCTATATTTGTTAAAAATCCAATCATGCTACCAACTTGAGTAAATTAAACATACCAACTTCAGATGCTAAAAAATATGCAAAACCACCGTATATAAAATATCTAATTTGATTTAACATGTGGTACATTTTTTGTATCTTTTCATTAGTGTCATCAATCTTGCTAAACAATTTTGCAATCTGTCCAGAATGTTTGTCTAACTGTAATTGAAATCTATTTTCATCCATCATCTTTTCTTTGGCTTTTTACCATATCCCATAATATCTCCTAGTTTGCTAGTGGGTTATCTAAAGACTCTTGTATTCGTTTTTCTATGTCTACCTTAGTCTTCTCTACTTTAATCTCAAACCGATCTAATTTAGTGTCGTAGTTTGTTAACTTTGTATCTACTGACTGTAATTTAGTATCGACCTTTGACTCTAAGTTCCATTGTGCATTTCGTAAATCTGTCATGTCTTTCTTTAATTCTATTTTTATAGTATCAGCATGTTCTTCTATTCTTATCACATCGCTAGAAGTCTTTGCCATTTGTCCAGCTATTGCATCTAAGTCCAAATTTGCTATTCCTTCAACTTTTTGATATAAAAGGAATCCTCCATAGAGTGAACCAACAATCGTTGAAATTAGAGCAAATGCTGCGACCAAACTGGTATATGTAAACTTTAATCCCAGAAATTTTAGTCGTTTATCAACTAAACCTTCAACTTGTGCAACTTTTTCTTCTAGATCAGCCATTAATTATTAAATGCTCCATCATTCTGTAATTGCTTCAAGTATTCAATTTCTTGTTTTAATCTTTCTACTTCTAACCTTCTTCTTTGTAATTCTAACTGGTAAAGCGTATTACAATTAATTCTTTCACTTGGTGCATCTAAAGGAATAATTAGCCTAGCATACAATCCTATGTCTTTAGTCTGCGGATCATTGCCTTGTTTTCCTATAATTGGCACAACAGCATTGTTAATTACGCCAGTCATTCCAATCTCAAAATTCGTACTACCACCTATAGCATTCTTACAATCAAGATCACCTGCTCTAATACTGTCCGAACCACTAACTGAACTAATACTCGGTATTGAAAAACTCATTGAGTTACTGTCTGCTATTACCTGTGAACTCAGTAATAATAAAATTAACCACCGTTTCACTTAAACCTCGAACAGATCCTAGATTCTACAATGGGTTTAAAATCATCATTGCCTCTAAGTTTTGATGTTGAGCATATGTATTCAACAACTTTTGCATTTTTATCATTAACATAAACATCAAATCTAACACGATGCAAATACTTTATGTTTATTATCTTGTATCGAGTAACAAACGGTATAGGTTGCCATTCTTTATCAAACACACCAATTTCATACCATTGCACATCCGATCTTTTATTAAACACCTGCATTGTGGTCATCTTGGCACTTGGTATAAACGACATTTTCCACTTAGGGTAAGTGGGTGTCATATCATGTGCTGCTACACTACCACATAGCAACAACCACAGTATTACTGGGCGATACATTCTGCTACTACAACTGCCGAATATGAACCACCAGGAAATGCTTTGTTTGAACCACCACCGTAGGTAGCAACTGAAGTAACATTAAACCAAGTTGTTCCTGCTAGTGTTAAATCATAAATTCGCATTGCACCGCCATCTGCTGTTGTACTGGCTGCTTGATAACCACTCATATCAGAAACACTTCCAGAGGCATATGCAACTGTTCCTGTCCATGTAACAGAATCACCTAAACTTGGACTTGAACTAAAAGAAGTAGGGTAACTTATCTGTGCTTTGTAAGCATTAGCCAGAGATGTATCAACACGAATGACAGGTACTTGACCATCACTTGCAGGTAAAGTTGTAAGCGTATACGCATTAGGGTTTCCGTAATAACCAACAGTATCAGTATTAACTGTACATCTTGATTCTACATTGCCATTAATATTAGTATTAGCCTCTACTTTCTTTGCAAATAAAGAACATCCAGTTAGTCCTACGATTAAAAATAAAGTTATTAGTTTGTTCATTTATATTGCTCCTGTATCATTTCGTTGTGTAATTGCTCTTGTGTTAAACTTCTAAAAACTAACTTGTTGTCTACTACCTTTCCACCATCTAACTGAGTTGTATCACGATATACACCACCTTGAATCTGTGCTACATAATAAGAGTTAATATTTGTAGCTTTATTTATTTGTTTTAAAATAGATGCTTGTGATGCTGTGTTAGCTATAGTTAAGGCGTTTTCTGTTGCTGCCATTGCTATTTCTAATCGTTCTTTTTCTTCATCTTCTTCTTCTGTTTCTCTTTCTTCTTCCTCTTTATCCAAAAGTTTATCATCCGACTTCTCTGTTGCCTGTTCAACAAACTCATCATCTAAAGCATCATATATTTCTATCTTAGGTAAAACTGGTAAAGGCGGTATGTAATTAGGGCAACTTTCATCATTTTGTGCATTCCTACATAAATCCCATCTGTACATATAAAGTATGGTTACATCTTCAATACTGCCTGTACCTGTACTTCTGATCCTACCATCGCCAAACTGCTCAATTGGTGTGTAAGGTAAAGGTATGACATTTTGTATCGTACCGCCATACTGTCCATCCCAATCATGCTCCTCTTGAAACACATAACCACCACCAACTTTGTCGCTTTCTATTGTTACTGTAAAGTCATCGACTACATTCTTAACTGTTGTGTAGTTGTAAAGCACACCACTTATATCTAAACCTTCTTCAACGCTGACACCTAAAGTGCCTGTATTCATCTTCCAAGTATTGCCATATATAGCAGCATTACTGGTGTAACCAAAGTCGTAACTAAAAGAACAAAAAGGCAGCAGCAACAGTACCCATAATGTTAAGGGCTTTATCACGCTTTTCTGCAACACTAATTTCATCTTTCTCCTTTGGCATTGGTATCTTATCTGTCTTAACTGCCCAGGCTCTCTTAGCTTCATCACCGATCAAACCATCAATAGGGCAAGGCGTACCCGCAGACATCATCGCTTCCCATACATCTGGATCTTGACACATCACACTTACTGCTGCGACTTTCATTCCAAACATATACAGCTTTTGTGCTTTCTTTAACCTTAAACAATTCTCTTCTGTGTATGTCGTACCTACTGACAATCCTAGTATCTGTGTCTGTACTGAACCACTAGAAGAGATCGTACATAAATCTGAGTTATTACCACTTCCAAACTGAGGTGCTATTGCACTCGGTGGTGGACTTATTACTTCTGTCTTCTGATTGCCATTTGTTGTAACAACACTTGTCGAATCTGTAACAATCGGATCAGCAGCCATTACTGGTAATACAAACACTATCCAAAACGCTGTTACTATAAAAAATGCAACTATATTGTTGCGTAATCTATCAGACATTAGTCAGCGACTAAACTCACAAATGCTGGGTCTACTTCATCTGTAGGGTTAGCAGTAAAGTGTGTACACATATCTATGTTTCTAGTTGCTGTTGTTGTTTCTGATGCGTGCCATTCTTTAAAAGAACCATCTTCATTATTAACAGCTACTTTTCTAGTTTCTGTATGCGGTTTATTCTCATAAGCTATTACGCCAGCTAAATCTGATATAGCATTAATAGCTGTCTTAATAGTTTCATGTTCACTATATAAAGCTGTAGCATAAGTAGCTATATTACTAGGTACTGCTGTACCTCCTTTAGCTGCTCTACTCCAATACCAATCTATAGCTTCGTGTCTACTAGCTACTGCTGAATTAGCTTTAGATAACATTCCAGCTTTAAGCGTAGCTACATCTCTGGCTGTACCAGCATAAGTTCCTACAACTTCATCACCACTAGCATCTATAGTATAAGCACCATCCCAGTAGTAACGACTATCAACTGTTACTATTCTCATAGGTTTAATTCCTAGCGAGGTTAGTGTTGTGCTATCTCTAAAGATTGACTTGGGATATGTGACATCACTTATCACCATAGTTTTTGGATGTTTGATTGTTTC